ACTTTAGGCGGCGGGTGCGCGAGCTAAACTTTACCTAGCGCCACCGTGGCCGCTACTTCACCTCAGCGCAGATGAGGTTGGCTACGGTCACGCTGAGAGGGTCCGTGATCGGCGTGAACTTGACGTTAGGCGCCTGCCGTAGGAGCTGCTGCCGTTCCGTCAGACTTACTCACTCCTGCTCACGCAGGAACGAAGCTGACTTCCTGCTTCACTGAAGCTGGTTTCGCCTTGAGCTTGCACCCAAGGCCAGAGCTTTCCTCTCCACAGGCGTTACTTCCGGCGGAACTCGCCGTAGGGCCGTTTAGGATGGCCAGACCGTAAGCCAAAAGGTTTTTGGCTGCATTCCGATCTCGGTCGTGGATGGTTCCACAGTCCGGGCAAACCCATTCACGTACCGACAGCGACAAAGCATCGAGCTTGTGTCCGCATGCCGAGCACGTCTTGCTGCTGGCAAAGAAGCGGTCGGCAACGACCACAACGCCGCCACGCATCGCGGCCTTGTATTCCAGCTGCCGCCGGAACTCGAAGAAGCCCATGTCCATGATGGACCGGGCCAGATAGCGGTTCTTCATCATGCCGCGGACATTGAGATCCTCAATGCAAATGGTGTGAAACCGGCACGTGAGGTCTGTCGTGAGCTTGTGCAGCGCGTCCGCGCGGATGTTGGCGATCCTGGCGTGCAGCTTTGCCAGCTTGATCCTGGCCTTGGCACGATTGGCCGAGCCTTTCTGCTTGCGTGACAGGCTCCTGGACAACCGTTTGAGACGAGTCAGCAACGTGGTGTGTGTCTTGGGGCCAGGAATAACTTCTCCCGTCGAGAGCGTTGCGAGTGCTGACACGCCGAGATCGACGCCTACCGCGCCTTGGCTTTCGGCTTTAGGCAGGTGCGATGTATCAGGCGTGTCCACGGTGATGCTGACAAACCAGCGGTCGGCCACGCGGGAGATGGTGGCCGACATGAGCTTGCCAGCGAAGCGCAACGGCTCGCGCATCCGCACCCAGCCTAGCTTGGGGATGCGGATGCGTGAACCGTCGATGTCGAACTTGTCATTGGTGAGTGTGAAGCGGTCATGCACGCCCTTCTTGCGGAACTTTGGATAGCTGGCACGGCCTGCAAAGAAGTTCTGGAATGCCTGTCCTAGGTGGATGATCGCCTGCTGCTGGGCGCACTTGGTCACCTCCAGCATCCAGGGAAACTGCTCGCGCTTGATGGCGTTCAGTTGCCGACGTAGCGCCGCTTCTGTTGGCTTGGGAAGGGTGTTATCCGCTTTCCATGCCTCGTACTGCCGCTTCCACTCAGCCAGCGCCCAGTTATAGGCAAAGCGCGCTACCCCACAGGCTTTTTTGAGGTAGGTGGCTTGCTGGTTGTTCGGATCGAGCGCGATGCGGTGGGCAAGGATCATTGCGAAGCAGCCTTCATTCCTTCGATGAGCTTCTAGTTCTTGCTGGAGCGGCTGCCATAGAGCCAGGTGCTGAAGATATTGAACAAGGAAAATCAATATTTATCAAGGAAAGTCAACCTTTATCGAAACTGTTCAAGCCACTTGTCGCACATGATCGTCCAGTACACGAGGAGCTCGGTGCCAGCGGGCAGCGCTTGGTCCCGGCCCTGCTTAAACGTGATCGCGGCTGCAAAGGTGACCACGTTGCCACGGCGCGCTGGCGCTGGGTAATTCTCGCCGCTTAGGATCTTTACCTCTAGCTCGTCGTTGGTAAAGTAATCCATGCTTAGCGGTGCGGCCGTGGCGACAGAGAAAAGCAGCAGCGCGAGCAGCGCGGTAAAAGCTTGGCTCAGCTTGACCATCGTGGGCTCCTTTTGAGCGTTGGGTAAAACCTTAGGCGATCAGGCCCTTTAGCAGGGGAATGAGCGGGTACGGCTCGCCGTGGTGAAACCGCTTCCAGTACTGCGGGTGGTGGGTCTCAAGGAAGCTGGTCACCCCGCAGGTCACCCGCAGCCACCGCGCGGCCTGGCGGCCGAGCGCGATCACCGCCCCTGGGCGCAGGTTGAAGAGCGCGCTTGGCGCCGTGGGCGTGCCGTCAGGGGCATACGCGTTGAGCCAAAGCAGCGCCTCCTCGGGGATCTGCTCCTTGAGCAGGAGGGCGTTCAGCCACCCGGAGGAATGCTTCAGCGAGTAGAACGGCGTTTGGTGGCGGCGGTTGCTAGGCGAGGCTTGCGGGCTGAGGCGGTCGCCTACTAGAACCACGGCGCCGGGGCACAAGCAGCCGCGCGCTGGGTTGAACCGCAGCACGTTGGCTTCGTAGCGCCGGCGCCGGAGCGCAAGGTTCCGGAGCACCTGGGCCTTGTCGGCCGGGGAGAGCGCGCTGTAGCTAACTGACATGGCTAGCTCGGCCAGCCTTACGCCTTTTTGAGGAGCTTTGGGAGCGCCCAGCGGAGCGCTTCCAGCTGCCGCTCGCTCAGCTGCCCAAGGGTAGCTTCCGCCAGCTTGAGCATCTCTTGCTGGTTAAGCAAGAACTTGAGCGCGTCGTTAAGGTACGCCAGCGCGGCCTTGAGCTCCTGGGCGGTCGACGCCGACCCGACCGTCAGGGTTACCTGCTTGGGCCTGGAGCCAGGTTCCCCGTTGCCAAGCGGCGGGCACACCAGCTTGACGCACGCGGTGCCGTCGCTGAGGTGCTCAATGCGCCGGATGACCTTGTAGTTGAACCGCTCAAAGAGCTGCTGGCGAAGCACCTCAGCGGCCCAAAAGAACTCGTAGAACTGAGCGGTTGGGGTTGGCTCTGCCACGGCAACGTCAAGAGCGCCAATGGGCTTGAGCTCGGTGGTTGACGGGAGAACGTCAGTTAAGACGGGAAAATCTTCCATAGGGTGGCGGCCCTCGACAACAGTGCTGCCATGATCTTACAACGGCTTTAACGGAAAATAAACCCGCCCCCAGCGGCGGCCTAGAAGTAGCCCTCGAACCACTCCTGCCAGGTGCCCTGGAAGTTAGCTGGCTGGTAGAACCAAAGCCCGCCGTTCTTTGCCCTAACGCTCACGCGCAGCTTGAGCTGGTAGAGGTCACCAACCAGCACGGGCGAGATCACGGTGATGAAGTGGGGGCCGGCTGGAAAGAGCACTAGGGTTCCCCGCTGGGGCACCAGCGAGAAGTTATAGACCGGGAACTCCAGCTTACCGCCAAAGACCTCGTGCCGCGGGTCAAGCGGGGGCTGCGAGTTGAAGTCCTTCAGCCAAACGTAGCCGACCAGGTCGACGTCGGCCACCTTCACCCACTTGCGCCTAACGTAGCGGCTGTTCTCGCACCCGGGCGGCTCAGCCGGCGCCTTGGCGTTTTCTGGGTAGTACTGGAGCAAGGGGCGCTCTAGCCCGCGGTACTGGCAGTCATACCGCTCCTCGAGCTGGTCGATGACGGCCTTGAACTGCTCCACGATGTGCTTTTCCCACAGGTCAACGTGGCGCTCTAGCTTGATCGGGTCCCCGTCAGGGTTCACGTCTGGGGCCTTAATAAGGTTGTCGTTGAGCAACCGCTCGCACGTGAGCGGCGACAGAAAATCCTGAACGATCAAGAAGGGGCTCTTCACCAGCTTCAACCTCGAAGTTCTAACCGCGGCGAGCGCTATTTAGCGCAGCTTGACGGCGTTGCTTGGATTAAGCTGGGCGTTTACCGTGCGCTCCACAAGGGCCACGTCCTTGCTGAGGTCCCCCAGCTCCTTCGCGATGTCCTTGTGGTAGCTGCGAAACTCAGGCACGGTCTGCTTGATCAGCTCGTCGAGGTTGTCAAGCTGCAGCTGCAAGCGATTAAGCTGCTCGATGATCTTAGCTACGTCAAGCTTAAGCTGCTGCGCGCTCTGCTGCGCAGTGGAGGCGTCTGCCTTGTTATCCACGCGAGCGTCGTTCAGGTCCTCGTTGAGCTCCCTGAAGGTATACTCAAACCGTTTGGTAAGGTCCGAGATCTCACTTAGCTTTTGGTCGAGCTCCTCTAGCTGACGCAGCAGCTGCGCGTCGTTCGCTCGCTGCCGTTCTGACAGGCTGTTGAGCAGGCGCTCTGCGTCTGCCGCCGTCATCAGCTTGTCAAGGCGCTGCTTAACGTCCTCCTGAAAGGCATGGTCCACGTGCGTGAAAAGCGACAGGAACCCGTTTTGACGGGTTTTTAGGACGTGCCGGAGCACAAAACGCACCACCATGAAGGAAGCCGTAATGATGATCGCTAACACCACGATGAACTCCGGAGCAGACATACCGTTGGCTAGCTGCTTCAAGAGCGCAAAAAGAATGTCCATGCTGTGTGCCTTGCCCCTACTGCTTTTCTTCTTTAGCAGCTTTGATGTTGTAGGTTTGCAGCTTTAGCAGCAGTTCATCAACGGCTTCTTGATCATCGGTGTAGCTTTTTACCGTGAAGTTATTTAGACCGTGCTGCTCGTTAAAGTACCGAGCTCTCGTGATCGTGGCGCTGAGATATACCTCAGCGGTGTGCGGAGCCGTGTCAAAGCCACAGACGCAGATGAAGGGTACTTGCTTCAGGTAGATGTTGTTGTTAAACTCGTGCAGCGCGAGGAGCAAGTGCTGCAGGTAAAGCGTGCATATCTCAGCAAGCGCGCCATATGCCCTGGCAGCATCTTTTGTCAAGCCATGGTGCAGGTGAAAGGCCAGCAGCGAGCGGCTGTAGGCGTGCACGCTGTTAATGAACTTAGCGAGCTTTGAGCTAAAGATGTCAGCATTCTCAGCGATAACTTCTTCTATCGCCTTAAAAACCTCGTTGAAGTCAAGCTGGATGGTAGCAGCAAAGTCAGCCGGGAGCGTGTGAAATGAGTTAACCAGAAAGGTTCGCTCGATGTGAAGCAGCCACGACGAGAACACATCATAGCTCAGGAGCAGCACCTCACGCACGTCATCCTTGAACTTAAATTCTTTTCTGGAAACCTGAATGAGCGAGTGCGCCTGCGCCGCCTTGAACTTGCTAAAGGCATCCGCGGAGGCAATCCTGAACATGATGTTGTTATAGGAATACGTGGCCTTCCTCACGCTAACGCCTCCAACGAATCCTTGTTAAAGAGGATGGTACCAGCCGGGTACTTTGCTGTTTCGGGCGTTGGCAAGAACCGCATACGCTGCAGCTTGTTGCCAACCGCGATGGTCAGCTCGATGCTGCCATCCTCTTCGGTTGGGAACTTGTAGGTCCAACCGTTCAGGGAGAACCCGACGCTGCCAGGCAGCTGCTCAGCGTGCTCAACCATTAGCTGCTGGGCTCCGTCTAGGCTCAGGCCAACCCTGAGCGGCTCCCTGTTAAGCTCAAGGGCCATGCACTCTCCTACCCAAGGCTCAGCCGCCTGGCAAACGCACTGGCCAACGCAACCGCACGGGAGCAGCGGCGGTGGCAGCTCAACGGCCTGGGTGGGCTGCTCCGGCTGCACCGGCTCGGCAACCTTGGTCGGCTGGTCAGGCTCAGAGGGCAACAGGGGGAGCTCGCTGACGTCACCTTCAGCCCCGGCTTCAGCGTCGCGCTCAACGTCGCCCTCAGCTTCGGGCGGCAAGGGTGAAGAAGCAGCCGTAGCCGCCACTTGTGTTGCCCCTGCCAAAGCGGGCAGCTTAGCGTTGATGACAATGCACTCCCCAGCTGAAAGCGTTGTCAGCAGCGCGCCCAGCTCCTTGAGCTTGTCAGTGCAGCACTGTACCAACTCGTCGCCGCAACCATCGAGAACGATGGTGATGACCCGCGCGCTCATACGAAGTTATCCTTATGCGGGATGCCAGCCAGCTCCCGCAGGCGCTTAGCCACCTGGCCATTGCCTTGCTTGGCCTCGTCTTTAGCCTTAGCCTGCTCGATATAAATGGCCGGTGGCTGCACAGCAAAAGCCTCGCTGGCAAGGCTTACCTTATCAACGTAGACGCGGCGCCGGACCATGGCTTTGTACTCCTTGTTGTCGGCATCGAGCGCGAATACCTTAAAAAAGAAGTCAAAGTACGCAGCCTTGTCATCCTCGCTGACGAGCAGGGAGTTATCCAGGCTGACGGTGACGAAAGTATAACACGGCGCCTTTTCCTCAGCTGGCTCAAGCTTTGGTTGAGCCGCGGCGGGTGCCACCGGCTCGCTCACTGGGGTCAAGTTAATGACCGGCAGCACTGCCTCTTGTGTTACGTTATCGGTGTTCATGGCTCTTGTGCTCCTTTATGGTTGCTGCGGTTAGGGCTCTACGGTTAGCTGCGCTTCGAGCTGCTGGTAAAACTGCTCGGTGCGCGCTAAGAGCTCCTCGACGTGCTCAGCTAGCCTGACGTTGAACTCTTGCGGGAACCCGCCAGCGGACGTCATCAGGATCACCCCGTGCTGGATGTCCGTCCCAAACAACTCGTTGTGCATGATGGCGTATGCGGTCAGCTGCAAGCGGTAGTCGTTGATCCTGTCGCTACCCTTGAGCTTAGCTGACGTCTTAAAGTCAATGATGCAGGGGCGCCCAGCGTATACCCCGACGCAGTCCGTCCTGCCAGCCAAGCGGAGGGCATCGGAGTACAGCGGCACCTCGATGCCCCAAAGCTCCTGGATGCTGTTAAGCTTAAGCTTTAGCGCGTTGAACGCCGCCAGCGCGCTGGCGGCAACCCGCTCACCGGCCTCAACTAGCGGTAGCCCCTTCAGGTACCGCTCAATCAGGAGGTGCACGGCGGTACCGTGGTCAGCCGCTGCCCGCGTAGCCTCGGTGGCCCGCGCGCCCAACGCGTCCCGCCAGGCCTGCAGGGCAGCTGCGGTAGCTTCTGGCAGCGTGTGGCTAAGCATGGTGGTCACCGAGGGGTAATAGTTACCGGCGGGCGTCTCGTAGAGCCGATAGCCCGCCACCATCACCGCCGGCAGCTGTGGGTACTGAAAGCGCCCCATGTGCTCCTATCTCAGGAGAACGCGTCCATGATCTTGTTGACATCAGCTGCCGAGATCAGCACGCCATCCGGGTACTTGGCGTCCTTCGCCTGCTTCACGGCGTACGCGCGGCGGTCACGGATAGGCACGAACACGTAACGGGTACCATCGCTGCCCTTAACGCTAACCACCTTTGCCTCCCCCATGCCCATAACGAGCTTTTCAGCTTCATTGGCATCTAGCCTTACCTGCATGGCGTCGTTTTTCATCATCAACCCCTCACCCGGGAACCCGGCGATGATCCACTTGCCCATGTCGGCTGGCTTCCGTTCATCAGTGTCAGCCATAGCATCATCGTCGGCTGACGCTGCGGCGTGCTCGACGGTAACCATCTCGGTTACCTCCGGCTTGACGCCTGGGGTATTGCTCAGAACGTCAATCATGAAGTCGAGCGCGCGCATGAACCTGGGGTTAGCGCGCACACGGTTGACGTTGTTCCTGATCTGCAGCCTTTGGCTAGCCGCCGAGCGCATCTCCTTCTCGCTTACGCCAAACAGGGCAAACAGACGCATGACCTTTTCTACCGCTTCTTCCGTGGTAGCCTCAGCTAGCGGCGCGGTGATCTCCTCTTCTTCCTTCATCGTTTCGAGCTTCTTAAGCTCAAAGCTCGTGATCCCAAGCAGGTGCTCAATGCCGAGCAAATCACCCACCATGCGCAGGATAGTACGCGCCCTGCCATCCTGCTCAAGCTCATTTGCCAGCGCGCGGATGCTATTAATGATCGACATCCTTGCAAGCCGCTCGACGCTCTCAGGCATGCCCAACTTCAGCAGCAGGGCATAGATTGCTTTCTGGTAAACATCGTTGAGCGCGGCTTTAACCACCGAAGCTTCAGCAACGGCAGCGGCTGGCGGTTTAGCTGTCAGGTACGTTACCAGCTTCTTAAACCATACCCGAAGCTGATTGTCGTGCATCAGGCGCTCAGCCATCGGCGCGATAGCCTCAAGCACGTCATGCTTCTTCAAGACGATCGCGGTGGTCGGAACGCCTAGCAGGTGCATGAGCAGCACAACCTGCTTTTCATATTGCCTCGGGAACACCGAGAGCATCTTTTTGACATCGTGCGAAAGCCCAGTGACATCCATTAGGCCACCATCATCCTTTGCAGCATGTCGGCCGTGCTGGTGCTTCTCATCTTGCTTGCTGGCCTTCTTTTCTGCCAAAAAACGTTCCTTGAAGATTTCTTTCATTGTTTGCATGGCGTGCTCCTCTTTTTTAATCGCCTTGATCTTGCGCTGCTTTTTAGCAGGTTTAGCAGCTGCGGTTGCTTTGTTCTTGTCGTCCCCTCCATCATCCTCACTTTCATCCTCCCCATCTTCGTCCTCATCTTCACTCTCATCTTCACCCTCATCTTTGTCCTCATCCTTATCATTATCATCAGTATCCTCTAGGGAAGAAAGATCTAGGTCAAGCGGCGCCCGCTGACTTGCACCGGTTCGTGGTTTGAATTTTTTATCTTTATCACCGTCTTCTTCATCCTCTTCATCTTCATCCTCTTCATCTTCATCTTCATTCTCATCCCCGTCCTCGTGCTCATCCTCATCTTCATCCTCGTGCTCATCCTCGTCTTCGTGCTCGTCTTCGTCTTTATCCTCATCTTCGTGCTCGTCTTCGTCTTTATCCTCATCTTCGTGCTCGTCTTCGTCTTTATCCTCGTCCTGGTCTTCGTCCTCGTGCTCATCCTCATCCTCGCCCTTGCGCTCATCTTCGTGCTCGTCCTCGTCTTCATCCTCGTCTTCATCATCGTCCCTGTCTTCATCCTCCTTCCCATCTTTATCCTCGTCATGCTTTCTAGCAGCAGCTGCGCCTTGACCAGTAGTTGCTGGCGCCAACTTAGGCCACTCTACGTCAACGACGTCGAACTTATCGGCTAGCATGTTGATGACCTTCTCGACGTCATCCTCTTGCCCCAGCAGCTTAGCGAGCTCTTTCTCCGCGGCGGCCGCGTCCTTCTCGTTGATGTGGACCTTGACCACGCTCCCATCATCGAGCTCGAGCCCATAGGTGACGGTGTCAACCGCATCATTCAGCTCGTGGGCCTTGTTGATGTAGTTGTAAACATCGGTTGGCGTAATTCCGTTCTTGAGGTTCAGCTTGCGGCGGAGCAGCTTGAACTCGTAATCCTTCTCAGCCGTCACCTTGTCATCTACGTCGGTGGCGAACTTGTTCTTCTTGATGTCCACCGTGTCCTCGTGAAGGATATTGATAAAGCGGGGCTTGTTCACCGCCTCGTGCCAAGGCGCAACGTACTTAACCCGCCGCTTAAAGTTGCGGCGGCGGCGCGTGATAACCTGCCCGTTCTTGACGAACAGCGGCCTAGCAAAGGGAGCGATGCCCCCGGCAGCCGTGGCGCCAGCGGTGGTGGCGCCTTCTCCCCCACCGCCTTCTCCGTCCTCAAGCAAAGAGCGAATAAACTTGAATGCTTCTTTCACGGCAACTTGCCTCCCGCCTTGAAATAAGGAGCGAATGGTTTCACCATACAGCACGGCGACAAGCTGCTCCACGCTCTTGCTCGCCATGATTCCCGCGATCAGCTGCTCAACCTCCTGCTTGGTCTCAGCGAAGTTGGTCAACGTTCGGCGCAGCGCCTCCGGGGAAAGCCTGAGCTCGCGCCCGTCCTTCAAGATCAGCTTGTACCGGCCAGCCTCACGCTTGAACGAGCCGAGGAGCTCGTCGAGCTCCGCCAGCGCTTCCCGCAGGATCGCCACGACCTTGGCCTTGAGCGAGGGCAAGCTCCTCACCTGCAGCGACCTGGCCAGGTTAACCGCGGTGGCCTCCGGCGTTTTCCCCTTGAACTGCTGCAGCAGCCGCTTGGCGGTGCTGGCCAGCGCGAGCTGGCGCTCGCCGAGCAGGTCAGCGATCCTGATCTTGGCTTGGCCGAAGATGCCGCCGCGCCGCTCGAGCGGCGCGTCCTGGTCGGTCGTCAGGACCGTGCCGGCCACGAGCCGGTCGATGTAGTGGTTGAACGCGTTGAGCGCGGTGAACAGGTCCCGGTCAACGAGCTTAACCTGCTGGCCAGTGCTCGGGTCCCTGATGACTAGCCCCTCGGGCTCCGGGTCCGGCGCGCCGGCGGCCGGCTTAACCACCCGCCGCAGCAGCACGGCCTTGATGGGCAGCTTGAACCGCTCGGTGATGAGCGCGTTCACCCGCTCCCTCGCCAGCTTTGCCTCTGGGCGGTCCTTGACCGGGAGGGAGGACAGCGCCAACGTCGCCACGGCGTGGTTGGTCAGGTGCGGCAGGTCCGCGTTCGGCTGCTTAAGGAAGCGCTTGAGCGCGGCGAGCTGCCGGTTGACCTCGGCCTCGACCGTTTTAGGCAACCGGAGCGGCTTAGCGGCGGCGAAGGTCCACCGCTGCGGCTCGGTGAGCGCCTGGAGCTGCTCCCCGTCGGGCGAGGTGAGCAGCTCGACCGTGACCGTAACCTCCTTGCCAGCCAGCGCGCGCCGGAGCGCGGCGAACCGCGCCTGCGGCGTAGCGCCCACTGGGCGCAGGAGCACCACCTGGTTCTCGCCCTCGTGGTACCGGAGCGCGTTGGGCTGCTGGCCCTGCAGGACCTCGACCTCGACGACGTCCCCGGGCGCCAGGTGCTTGAGGAGCACGCGCTCAACCTGCTCGAGGGCGGCGTGCGCTGCCCTGATGGCGTTGAGCCTAGCGACGCGGGGGATGTCAGCGACCGACCTGAACCGCGGCGCCGCGGCGGCCTTGCCCTCCCTCGAGGTGTAGAACCCAGCCTCATCCACGCCAACCCAGAGGTTCACGCCGTCCAGCTTCTCGGTGATGACCGAGGCCCGCAGCGCCTCTACGGCGCGCAGGAAGGCATCAACCGGTAGGTCTTCAAGGTGCGCGATGCCGCCTTCTAGGAGCAAGGCGGGAGTTACTTGACGTAGCAGCATTGGGTGGGTGAGGGTCCAAGCTGCTTATTTATAAAGGTTAGCCGCCTAGTGGGGCAAAAGAAAGACAGGCCAATTGGCTTGCCTTCAGGCAAGCGCTGCCAGCGCGCGCGATCTTCCTGTCTCGATCGCAGCTTGGTAGCTGCGGTCGTTGCTGGTAGGTAGAGCTTGCCAAGCGATGGCTGGCGGCTGGGAACAGCCGCCAGCGCTGGCTAGCCGCCGCGCCAGGCGCGCGCTGTTAGCGGCCGACGGCGGGCGGCTCGTTGGCCGCAGCGGGCTGCTGCGCCGCGGCGCCAGCCTCGCTCTTCGGCTCCGTGTCCTTCTTGACCGAGGTTAGGAGCTCAACCTCAAGGCTGCGCAGAGCCGCCTCGAGCTTAGCCACCTCAAGCCGGGCCTTCTGCAGCTCTTCCCGCCAGGTGGTGTGGATGGTCACAAGCGCCTGGGTTTGCACGCTCAGGTTCGCCACCTGGTACTCAACGCCGTCCACCGTGATGGTCTTAGGGTTCTCTAGTGCCATGAGAGCTTTTTCTCCTATGTTTCGATCAGGTTGATGATAGAGGCTTCCTCTCCTTGCTGGCCGCCAGCTGGTTGCGCTGGCTGCCTAGCGCTTGCCAGGCCGACGTTAGCGGCCGACCTAGCTAGCTTTAGGGAAGTTCCCTTTGGTGAAAGGGACGTGATATTTAACGAAACTTGGTCCCAGCCAAGCAGCAGTCGACGCCCGACGCCGGCGGAGTTCCGCGACTTCAGGCAGTCAAAGTAGACCTCGCCCGCCGCGCGCATTGAGTCCTCCTGCTTGATGCCGATCACGTAGTCGCTCGTGTTGATCTTTGACATCCCGCCCTGCACGTGGCCCTGGTGGAGCTTCTCGGCCTCCAGCGCGCTGCGGCCCAGCTGGGAAGCTGAGATCATGACGCAGTCGTAGTCGAACCCAAGGCTCCTGATCTCCTCGGTTACCAGCTTGTCCTTGATGAACATGTTCTCGAACGAGACCTGGTGGGTGCTGCCCATGAGGTCGATGTAGTCGATCACGATGAAGTCGGGCTTAAACCCCCTTGCCTGCTCGAGGTGCTCCAGGTAGGAGCGCACGTGGTGCACGTTGGTCCGGTTCTCCGGCAGGCGCTTGATGATGAAGTCCCCGGCCTGGCGCGTGGCCTTCACCTTGTCCAGCAGCGCCGTGACCTGCTGGACCTGCTTGGCCAGCGCCTCCTGGGCGATCCCGGTCAGCATCGAGTCGAGGCGCCGGCTGATGACCGCCTCGGACATCTCCAGGCTGATGTACACGCCGTTCAGCCCCTGGAGCAGGAGGTTCTTCGCGAGGTTGAGCATGGTCATCGACTTGCCGCCGCCGGAGTTAGCCAGGAAGGTGATGAGCTCCTGCCTGGCCAGCCCGCCGCCGATCAGCTCGTCCACCTCAGGCCACCCGGTGGAGATCAGCTCGCGCTCGGCGAGCGTGCGCTGGAGCCGCGCCGCGGTGTCGTGGAAGTAGTCCATGCCGATGTCGCGCTGCAGCCCGACCGCGATGGCTGCCCTGATGTGCTCCTCGATGGCGGCGTAGTCGCCCTGCTTGAGGAGCTCTGGGCCCTTGAGGATCGCCTCCTCCATGGCCTTGTTGCGGCAGAACCGCTCCACCTCGTCCGCGACGTACCGCTGCTCAGCCTTGGTGATGGTTGCCAGCTCAGCCAGTTGGACCCCGCTCTCAGCGCGCACGGTGGCCAGCGTTGGCGCTGCCTTGTACCGCTCAAAGTACTCGATGGCGAACCGCACCGCCTTCTTCAGCGACGGGTCAAAGTAGCTGGGCTTGAGGATGCCCACGCAGGTCGCGAGGAGATCGCGGTCCGCCAGCAGGCAGCTGAGGAGCAACCGTTGCTTCTCTAGGTCCATGGGGTTAACTTCAGGGTTAACGGCAGTGCAGGGCAACGGCTAGCTTGGCCTCCGCCCCACCGCAGGCGGCGCGCGCCAGCTGGTAGGCGGTCCAGGCGAGCCCAAACCGCACCACCGCGTCGTTCACGTCCGCCGCGCCAGCAGGCGCGAACGTCAGCTCCCACCCGTGCTGCAGGACCTCCTGCGCGAGGGCGGCGCCGTTCTGGTCCTTATCTATCACGAAGATCAACCGGCGGCGGCTGCGCCGCAGCAGCTCTACCTTAGCGGCGCTCAGCTTGCTGCCAGCGAGCGCGAGCCCATCGACCATCATCGCGTCGAACACGCCCTCCGTCACGAAGAGCGGCTGCGGCGCTGGGCGCTCCAGCAGGTCGAGGTTGAAGAGCACGGCGGTGCGCGCCACCGGCGCCGACAGGTACCGCGGCGTCGCCGCCTGGTCGATCGCGCGCGCCTGCCAGAAGATGAGGTGCCCCGCGCGGTAGAACGGGATGATGACCCGGTCGCGGTAGCGGTCCGCCAGCGAGAAGAAGAAGGGGTAGCGGTCAAGGTTGACCTTGCGCGCGAGCAGGTACCGCACCAGCCGCTCCTGCTCGGCGAGGTGCGCCTGGGTGGCGCCAAGCCGCAGGCTGCCGGGCGGCAGCTTGGTGGGCAGCGTAACGGTGCTCACGGCCTTGAGGGCCTTGGCCGTGATCACCTCGCGCTCCTCCCGCGGCGCGAAGAACGCGGCGGCCACGAGCGGGTCGAGGTCCTCAGCGGTGAGGCCAAAGGCGTGCAGGACCGTGCGCATCGCGCGCGAGAGGTGCCCGCTGCCCGCCTCGTACCTGGCCGCGTGGCCGCAGTTGAAGCAGTTGTACCCGATCGCGTCGGGCTCGAACTTGAACCCGCCGCGCTCCTTGTAGTCCGCGCACACCGCGCACTTGACGGCGTGAAAGCCCTGGGGCGACACGCGCCCCAAGGGCACCCGCGCGCGGATCAGCGCCTCGAGCTGGCTAACCTCACCCATCGCGCCGCGCGCCGCGCGCCTGCTGGAGGTCCTGCAGGTGCTGCATCACCTTAACGGTGTACTGGTGCTGGTCCTGGTCCACCGCCCTAGCGCCCGCCGCGCCAAGGTTGTACGCCGTGGCCAGCTGCTTGACCGTGTTGTGCCCCTGCGCCTGCAGGAGCAGCAGGTAGCGGCTGGCGACCGTGAGGTTGAACCGCGGGTCATCGATCAGCTTGGCGATGACCTCCTCGTCGGTGCGCGTGTGAAACTTAAACTCCTGCCACAGCGCTGGGTAGTGGCCGAGCACGTCCCGCGCGGTGGCCAGCTTCACCTGCGCAACGCCGTAGTAGCGCTGGTTGGGCTTGAGCCCGTGCTCCTGCCCAGCCACCTTGTAGGTAGGCAGCGCGCCCGCCTTGGTCTCCTGCAGGATGATCGCCTGCAGCACCTGGGGGTAGCGGTGGCCATCCCGCCGCGCGATGTCGTACGCCAGGGCGAGCAGCTCCGCCTGCGACAGCGTGAGCTTCGCCGGGGCAAGCACGGTGAGGCCGCCGCCGCGGCCGGTGTCGAGCGGCACGCTGAGCACCGAGGTGGGCGTTGAGGCCGTGGCTTGGCCAAGCGTGACCGTCGTCGCGGCGATGAGGCCACCAGCGATCACGGTGAGGGCGAGGTTACCTAGCTTCATGGGATTTTTTTCTGCTAAAAAAGCGCGTGAGCGCGCGGTTCTCTTCCGTTCCGTCAGGCTTACTCGCTCCTGCTCACGCAGGAACGAAGCTGACTTCCTGCTTCACTGAGGCTGGTTTCGCCTTGAGCTTGCACCCAAGGCCAGAGCCTTCCTCTCCACAGGCGTTACTTCCGGCGGAACTCGCCGTAGAGCCGTTCAGGATGGCCAGACCGTAAGCCAGAAAACTCGGCGGCCTCTTCAATGCTGACCATCTTGCGAGGCATGATCGAGCTATACGCTATTGAACAGGGAAAGTCAACCTTTATCGAAACTGTTCAAGCCCCACGATCGTACCACGTCGCCCAGCAGCTTGGGAGCCGGCTAGCTGTGGTTGCCAGGCTGCCCTGGGCAGCTGCTGACCCAAGAGCTAGGTGGAGCAAGCTGGGCCTAGCCAGGCCCAGCTGCCTGGTGAGCCTAAGCTAACCGCGCTTAGCCCATGAACTGCTTGGTGGCTGGGTCGAGCTTAGCCTCGGCCGGGTTGGTAAACTCCGACCCGATCAGCCGGTCGTCAGCCAGCGGCACCGTCATGATCGACTCCGTGGCGGCCACGGCGCCGCGGGGACGCTTGACCTTCACGTAGTTCGAGTGGAAGAAGTCGAGCGCGTTCATGCCGTTGCTGAGCCGGGCCTGGGACATCAGGTCCCACAGCTCGTACTTGTCAGCGTGCGGCGACGACACGATCTTCTTCAGCCGCGCCTTGTCAATGCTGTGCATCGGGTCGATGTCGATGTAGTAGATCGTCCCGTCCTTCAGCCGCTTGACGACGGCGATCTCCCGCAGGATGCCGGTGTCGCTGACGTCGCACAGGAAGATGTGCGGCAGGCTGGTGGGGGTAAGCTGGATCTCGTTGGTAGCTGCCATGAGGCCTCCTCTCTCCGCTTGTACGTTATGCCGGGGGTGACGGCTGCCCGTTTTGAAGAACCCCGACGGAGCGCGGCGCGCTCCTAACGCTTATTTAGCGCGGTTGGCGAGCAGCGGTTGATCAGCTCGGGCGCTGGTCAGGTAGCCCTGCGCGGCTCGCTTGGGCGCCGCAGCTGAAGAGCTCGGCGAACTCCGCCGCGTGCGCCGCGAGCTGCTGGAGCCCAAACTTCCCGCAGAACTGCATGAAGTGGAAGAACGAGAAGCGGCCGCGCGCGGCCAGCGCGGCGTCGAGCACCTCGGCGATGAGCGCCCTGATCGCTGGCGGCTGCGCCGCCAGGTTCAGCAGGAGGTTGTTCTCCTCGTAGAGGTCCTGCACGCGGTGCACCCGCTCCTCGCCGGTGATGGGGTCCTTGAACGTCCAGGTCTCGTTCATGAGCTGGGCGCGCTCGTAGGGGTCAGCGTACGCCTTCAGGAGGCGCCGCTTCAGCACCCGCGGCAGCGCGGGGAACACGTTGTCGCCCCGGTCGCCCCGGAAGCACTTCTCGAAGAGGAAGTACCCAGCGTCAGGCACCCCGCACACCTCCTCGACCGTCCGCGGGGTGCCGGTGTCGGGGTTAAGGAGGGTAACGTTAGGGTACTGCAGCAGCTGGACGAAGTCCTTGTCGCCGGAGACGATGACGACCTCGTCGCCCGCGGGGGCGAAGCGCTGCACGTAGCCAGCGATGAGGTCATCGCCCTCGAGGCTGGGGTGCGACAGGCACACCAGCGCGGTGTGCTGCCTGGCCAGCTGCTCGAAGGCGGTCATCAGGTCAAAGAAGGGCTGCAGCGCGTCGTTCCGCAGCCGGTTGGCCTTGTAGACCCGGCCTGACCGGCACTCGCTCGAGCGCGTGTAGGCCTTGCGCCAGTTCTGGCCGCCCTCGAACGTGACCGTCAGCTCGCTGGGCTTGACCTTCTTGTAGTACCGGTTGAGCGAGCTGAGGGCCATGTGCATGGCCAGCCCCGCCCGCTCGGCGGGCGAGTCGCCCTCGGCGTGCTTGCCGTGCGCCGCCGCGACCCTGAACAGCAGGTTCGCCGTGTCGACGATCATCCGCCGCATGCGCTTTTGCCCCTTCCAGCCCCTAGCTGGCGCTCAGCGCTTGATGATGTTCCCGTGCTCGCCGCTCAGCAGCGGCGTCGCCTCCGGGTTGACCACGTCCTCGCCGCCCTGCAGCTGGTCCTGCGTCACGCGGCCGAGCAGGACGAGGAACAGCTGCACGAGCTCCTCCTCCGTGATCCCCTCGAGGCCAAGGTCCCGCAGCGAGCGGGTAAAGGCGGCGTTCCACCGGCAGCTCACCATGAGCTCCCCGCGCTCGTTGACGCCAGCGGTCTCGATGCACGCCCAGGGGCGCTTGGTGAAGCGGTGCCGCAGCTCGGCGAGCGCGAGCAGAAGGCTGCCGCCCCAGCGGCGCTTAGGGACGGGTTGGGCAGGAGCGCTCATGCCACTCCCTTCAGCTGCTTGACGCTGGCCAGCGTGGGCACGAGCTTGACCGCCAGCGCCTCGCGGGCCACGTCGCGCAGGAGCGCGGTCAGCAGCTCGTCCGCCAGGGCGTTGCTCAGCGTCACCGGGTCAGCGAGCCCGGCGGTGAGCTCCTGGTCCGTCAGGACGAGCACCTTGCCGCTCTGGCCGCGCTTGGCCTGGATGATGAGGTTGAACCGCTGCTCCCCCTGGCTGGTCGGTGGCGCGGGCTGCACCTGCACGTCAAAGGTGATGGCCCAGCGGCCGTGCTCCTGCGTTACCTCCTGCAGGCGCTCCTTCAGGGCGCGGATGGCCTTCTGGGCCTGGACGAGGTCGGCCACGCTGCTTAGCTCACTCATGGCTTGCTACCTGTGGAAAGATGGTGATAGGGTGCCCCCGCGCGAGCAGCGTGACCGTGCCACGCTCGCCCACGAGGAGCGCTGGGTCGTCCGCGCCACGCAGGACCGCGGTGAGCGCGGCCGCCGCGTAGGTGAACGCTAGCGGCTCGGCGCCGCCTGTTCCAACCCGCTCGGCTGGCAGCTGCCCGATGACCGTCAAGGTATCGGCGCTGGCCGAGTCGGTGAGGAAGAAGGTGGGCTGGCCGCCCGGCTGCACGCTGAGCGTGACCTGGTCAGCGCCCAGCACGCGGGCCCCGTTGAGCAGCGTGGCGAGCTGCTCGCGGGGCAAGGGCACCAGGACGGCCGGCGCGTCGTTGAAGCTCCGCGGGGCCTTGATGGCGCTCGCGCTGGCGCAGCGGTAGACCAAGGTGGCCTGCCCGTGGCTCAGCACCAGCTGGGCGAGCTCCTCGCGGTCGGTGGGCTTGACCGCTAGCGTCACGCCGGCCAGCTTGCCGTCGGGCGCCAGCACCGTCAGCCGCTGGCGCAGCTTGCCAAGCCGCGCGAGGCCAACCCGCTGCGGGAACCGCGGCACCTCGTGCGTGGAGATGAGCCCGCAGGTGCGGTCCGGGTTGATGCCCCGCGCGGTGCCCTCCTCGATCAGCACCTCGTCGATCCCGGCTAGCGCGCACGCCGCGAGGAGGTCAGCGAGGCGCTGCA